AATAAATGGGCAGACGGTCTTGGAACAGACGCTGTAATGACAACTACAAACGCTACGTTTTTCTTGACAGGATGCCAGTTAGAAGTTGGGCCGCAAAGTACGCCGTTTGAGCATGAACCAGTGGGAGTTACTTCAAGCAAGTGTTTTCGTTATTTTTACAAAGCTGGATACCCAGTTTATTTAACAGCTTATGGAGTAAATGCTATTGCTAATATATTTTTACCTGTTCCAATGAGAGCGCAGCCAACAATGGCATCGACAGCAGGAGATGCTGTTCAATGGGGTGGTACTTCTTATTTACCTAATTACCAATATGCCTACTCTTATATAGCAGGAACAACATCAGGTGGTCATACTGGTTTTACAGCAGATGCGGAGTTATAAATGAATATTACATCAGCTAAATACAACGAAAGTCTTGGTGATAAAAATGTTAAAGCTGTAATAGACGGTCAAGAAATGTTCGTACCAATGTCAGAGGACAACCGCCACTGGGAAGCTATACAAGCATGGGTGGCAGAGGGTAACACCATAGCAGAGGCAGACTAATGTTTGGCTTCGCAGCAGTAGCAGAGACACCGTTCTCAACAGAACCCAAGCAAAACATATTTGCTGCTCTTGCTGGTGTGTCTGTAACTTCTGCGTTAAACTCTCCTCAGTTTTCTGGAGGTGTAACTTTACCTGCATTAACAGGGGTTTCTGCTACATTAACTAACACTGCACTTGACATTGACGGTAAAGCAAATATAACTACTGCTAACGTAGCAAGCACTACAAGCATAGCAGCACTAACAACATCAGGTAAAGCAAACGTCACACACCCTTCACTACTAGGAACATTCACAGCTAACGTACCAAGCATAACAGGTGTAGCTAATACAAACCTACCATCACAAGGTGCTATCTCTGGTGAAGTCTTTGGTGACAATGTACAACCAACAGGACACAACTATACAGTAACAGTAGCTAATAGCGGAAGTGGTAACAAGTATTACATAGATGGTGTAGAGGCTGCAGCACTAACACTAACAAGAGGATTAACATACGTCTTTGATGTAAGTGACAACACTAACAGTGGACACCCATTTAGATTTAAAGATGCTTCTGGTAATACACTAACTACAGGAATAACTATAAGCGGAACAGCAGGGCAGTCAGGGGCAACAGTAACTTACGTAGTTCCTGCTACAGGCACACAGCCAGCATTGTATTACTGTACTGTACACGGCAACGGTATGGGCAATACTGTAACCACAGTAGCAAGCACCACAACCTTTGTTGTAACTGTAGTAAATAGTGGTGGTAATAAGTTTGCTATAAACGGTGTAACTGCACCAACGCTACAACTTGTAAGAGGAACAACATACACATTTGATCTTAGTAATGCATCTGTGTCTGGACACCCACTAGCCTTTAAGAGTGGCAACAATAGCTACACAGATGGTGTAACAAGTAGTGGTACTCCTGGTCAGTCTGGGGCAAGTGTAACCTTTGCTGTACCAAGTACTGCACCTGGAATAGGACTAAGATATTACTGTACTGTACATGGTAACGGAATGGGTAACACTATAACTACTAGCGGAGTACCTATATCATTATCAGCACAAGGTAAAGCTACACATACTTCTGCATCTGTAGCTGCTGTGATAGACAAAGTAGTACCTAGCATAACTGGATTAGCTAACTTTACATTAGGTAGTATAAATGCTACTATAGCGCAGAACTTAGATGATCCTACTGGCGTACTGTTTCCGTTTGATGACTTCGCAGACAACTTTAGCAGAGGTAGAACGGTAACAATAATTGCACCTACTATAGGTAATAGAACTGTATACATCCCTGCAGAAAACAGAACAGTAACTATAAGTCCTGTAAGAACAGACAACGTAGTATACATACTAAACTAAGGATAACAAATGTCTTACAAATGGCCTGAAAAAGACCCAGATGAAACAGCAGACTTCAGTGTAGACTGGTCTAGGTTTCTAGGTTCTGACACTATAGCTTCAGCAGTTTTCTTTGTAGATGCTGCAGATGGAACAAAGACTCAAGTATCAACTGCTCAAGTAGTAAATAACTTACAGTTTATAGCAGGTACTGTTTCTGGAAACGTAGCTACTTCACGTTTTGGTGGAGGAACAAACAATGTACGGTATAATATTACTGTTCGTATAAACACTACTCAAGGACTTACATACGAGCGTTCTGTAATATTACCTATTAGGGAAAGATAAACATGGCTTATGATTTTGTTGGCTTAGTTAACGACATTAACCACAGACTAAATGAGGTAGCACTTACCTCTACAAACTTTGCAGCAGCTACTGGCTACTACAGTATAGCTAAAGATGCAGTCAACTCTGCAGTCAGACATATCAATCAAGAAGAGTTTGAATGGCCTTGGAACCATGTGCAGTCTGATCTCGTATTGGCTGCAGGTGCTATGAAGTACTATTACCCTACAGATGCTAAAACAATTAACATGAACTCGTTTCGTGTAAAGAGAGACAATAGTCTCAACACAGGAACAGTAAAACTAAAGTCACTAGTATATGAAGAATGGTTGGAGAAGTACGCTGATGATGAGTTTAATACAGATACAAGTATACGTGGTGTTCCTCAGTTTATTGTACGTACACCTAGTAGGGAGCTAATCTGTCACCCTGTACCTGACAAATCTTACACCATAGTTTATGAGTATTACTCAATGGGCTATGATTTAGAGAACCCTTTAGATGTACCGTCACTACCACAGCAGTATAGGTTTGCTATAATAGACGGTGCTATGTATTACGCATTCCAGTTTAGAGGTGATACCCAAGCTGCAAGTTTAGCTTTAGATAAGTTTGAGAAACAAATAAAAGATTTAAGAGCTATAAATATAAATAGAACACCATACCTAAGAGATAGAAGAGTTAGCTTCTAATGGCAGTACAATGGACTACATTCCCTATGGAGTTCAAGGGTGGGTTAATCTCCAACCTTACTCCACTACAACAGGGTACTAATGCTGTAGGCTCTGCTACTATACTACAGAACTTTGAGTCTGATAGAGAGGGTGGTTACAGTAAGCTAAAAGGTTATAGCAAGTTTAGTACCACAGCAGTTCCGGGTACAGGTGAAGTCTTAGCTATGAAGGTTGTATCTTCAGGCAGAGTTGTTGTAGCTAGAAAAGTAGATGCTAATGCAGTGGCAGCTTATGGAACACTAGCTAATGGAGATCTAAATAAAACAGCATACTATCATGGCACAGGAACTGCTTGGGCGCATGTAGGTACAAGCTCTTCCACAAATACATTAAAAGCAAGATATGCATCCTTTAACTTTACTCAAGAAGATAAAACAATCTTTGTTGATAGTAAAAGTTATCCTATAATATTTAATGCTAGTGGTAGTAGTACTACACAATTATCTTCATCAAATAGCACAGACGTACAGGGTGCAGAGAATGTTGTAGTATTTAAGAACCATGCTTTCTACTCCAAGGGCAGTAAGATATTCTTTACAGCACCTAACACAGTAAATGATTTTGCTACAGGTAATGGTGCTGGTACAATAAACGTAGGCTTTGATGTTACAGGTATGATAGGCTTCCGTGAACAGCTTATCATCTTTACTACAGATACAATCAAGAAGCTTGTAGGTAATACTTCATCTGACTTTAAGTTAGAACCTATCACAGATAGAATAGGTTGTATCAACCCAGATAGCATACAGGAATTTGGTGGTGACATAGCCTACCTATCCCCTGATGGAATACGTTTACTTAGTGCTACTGACCGTATTGGTGACTTAGCTCTTGACGTAGCCTCTGATAATATCTATAAAGATGCTAATGAATTTATATCACAGACAGATGTGTTCTGTTCTGTACTAGTCAGAGGTAAATCTCAGTATAGACTATTTGCATATATACCTTCTGTACAAGCAGCAAGTGCTTCGGGTTTAATAGCTACTAAATTTATTGCACAGGGTGGTAGTGGTATAGCTTGGTCAACAACAAAAGGCTTGAAGGTAAACGTAGCAGACAGTACATACTCAGGCGCACAAGAAACTATTATGTTTGGCAATGATGATGGCTTCTGTTATAAGATGGACTCAGGTAATTCTTTTGATGGTGGTACAATAGAGTCCATATATGAATCACCTTTCATGCCAATTACAGATCCACAAGTACGTAAGACTATGTACAAGTTAACACTATATGCACAGCCAACAGGAACTATGGCATTAAGCTTAAACTTTAAGATAGACTTTGACTCAAGTAATGATCCAAGTATTGTACAGCCTCCTACTATAACAGTATCTTCAGCAGCAGCAGGTGGTGGTGTATTCTTATTTGGTACTTCTGGTGCTGTATACGGTGGCGCAAAGTTTGGTGGTGTACTAGATCAGATATACAAAGAAAACTTAGTAGGGTCATTCAAAACAATTTCAATGCGTATTACAGATAACTCAACAAATCCAACCTTTACTCTTGACACGGCAATTCTTGAGTACAGACAAAACGATAGGCAGTAATTATGGCAGGTTATACAAGACAAGCAGCAGCTAACATAGCTACAGGAAGTGTTATTGACGCTGATGATTTTAACGATGAGTACAATCAGATACAGTCAGCATTCAATGCTAGTACTGGTCATAACCATGATGGTACTGCAGCAGAAGGTGCAGCTATTGAAAAGATAGGACCATCACAGGATGTGGTATGTACAGCAGCAGTACTTAGACCTAAGACAACTAACGCAATAGACTTAGGCACAACATCACTACAGTACAAAGATGCTTTCTTTGACGGCACAGTAAGAACAGATAGTCTTACTGTAGATGAGAATGCTGTTATAACAGGTAACCTTAACTTAGGTGGATCTCTTACCCTTGGCGGTGGTGGATTAACTACAAGTGTAGTAAGTGAAGGGTCTAACTTATACTTTACCAACGCCCGTTCTAGAGCAGCACTAAGTAGTGGTACTGGTATATCCTACAACAATAGCTCTGGTGTTATCACTTGTACTGTTGATACACCTGCAGAAGTAGGACTAGGTAACCTTTCTAACAATGGTAACAATTTATCTGGAGCATTTGTTGCAACAGGTAACGTCACAGCTTTCTCAGATGAAAGACTAAAGGACAATGTTGAGACTATTGAAGGTGCGTTAGACAAAGTGTCACAGATGCGTGGTGTTATGTATGACAAAGACGGTGAGCGTGGCACAGGTGTTATAGCTCAAGAAATGCAGAAAGTTATGCCAGAGGTTGTACACGATGGTGAGTATTTATCTGTAGCATATGGTAACATAGTTGGTGTACTTATAGAAGCTGTAAAAGAATTAAAAGAAGAACTAAATAAGTGTAAGTGTAAAAAGTGTGAGTGTGAGTAATGGCTCTACAAGCTAGTGGTGCTATAAGTTTAAACGATATGCATGTAGAAGTGGGTGGTACTAGTGGCACTACCTGTTCTTTAAATGATGCTGACATTCGTGCATTGATAGATATAGGAAATAATGGGCAGCAAAGTATACAACAGTACTATGGTCAGTCTTCTGAGACAAGCTTACCTACTGGTGGTAGTCAGATCAACGGACAAGTACAACTAAAAGAAATTACTGCATCAAGTTACATATCTTCTGGTGGTACACTACGTATACCTTCTAATATGTGGGTGTGGTCAGATAGTACATCAACCCCAGCGTTAACAATAGATATAGCTTGTACCGTTATAAATGATGGTAAAATTATTGGTAAAGGAGGGCTTGGTGGTTACTATCCCGGTCTTGGTAGGGGCGTAGGAGGCCCAGCTATTAACGTAACAGCCTCTGGAGTTACTATAACTAATAGTTCTGGTGCTTACATTGCAGGTGGTGGCGGCGGTGGTGCTAATGCTCAGGATGGTGGTGACCCACAAGACCAGAATGGCGGCGGTGGCGGTGGTGCTGGCGGCGGTATTGGTGGTAAAGGCCATGATTCATACCCATTTAGTCCCGGTGGTGTTCTTAACGCTGTAGGAGATAATGCAAAACACCCTAATGGAACTACAGTACTTACTAATGGTGGAGGTGCTGGTGGTGGCTGTGGTGGTTCATATGCTTATCCAGGAGGTGGTGGTGGGCGTATACTTCCAGGCGTAGGTGGACGTTTTTACGCTGTTTCAACAGGTCTTAATTGGGGGTCAGGTGGATCTGCAGGTAATGCAGGATATGGCCCTAACTCTACTTATCCAGGACAGGTTACTGGAGGTGGAGGTGGTGGATGGGGAGCATCAGGGGGCAATGGTGCTGGACCGAGTTACCCATATAACATAGGTGCAGCAGGAGGAGCAGCAATTTCAGGAACATCAAGAACAGTAAGCAATAGTGGTACAATTTACGGATCAACATAATGAGTAGATACTTTTACGCAACAATACCATACGAAACGGTAGCTGACGTTGAGGCTGCAGTTAGAAATATGAAAGATACATTAGATAATAAGCCTACTACTTGGTGTGTTGTAAAGCCTATGATAAACCCTAAAACAATACATCTATCTACTGGTGATGTAATTGGTTGGGAAACAGGTGATCCTTTAAATGATGCACAGATAAAAGCATTAAGTGACGCTGACACTGTATATAATGTGTATGCAATTCAAGGTGGTAATAACTTTACAGAAGTAAAAGAAAAAGATGTTGCTGCAAAAGTAAGCGACATGAGAAAGTTTTATGCTAACTGGGCAGCAGTAGAATCTTATTTCGACTCTCAAGAAATTAAATTTATAAATATAACAAATGAGGACATGTCTGGTTATGTCTAGTATTACACCAGAAGAATTAGAAGCTATGCTAGATCGTGCAGCAAAGCGTGGGGCTAAGATGGCATTGCGTGAAGTAGGACTACACGATGACGATGCTCGTAAAGACATAACAGAGATGCGTAGCTTACTAGAAGCATGGCGTGATACACGTAAAGGTGTGTGGTCAACTATGGTTAAGATGTCAACAGTAGCAGTAATAACATTCATTGCCGCATCACTTTGGATGCAAATAGGGAAATAAGAAATGGCTAAAAAATTTATGGGTTTCAAGCCTGAGACAATGACAAACAAGATACTCCCAGCGTTGGGCTATAATGGACCTAGTGATCAAAAGTCTATCAATGCTTTCTTAGCAGCTAGTCCTGCAGCAGCAGCCAAGATGGGCAAGTACACTATGGCAGCTAGACAGATGGTTGAGGGCAAGCCTATCAATGCAGCAGCAGGATCATTTCTGGACGGTAAAAAAGGCTTTGCTGCGCTAAAAGCATATGAAGCTCTAGATGGCAAAGATAAAACCGTAGCAGCCTACAACGCAGCTAGACGCAAATCCAGTGCTACTGGTGGACCTAGACTTGGAAGTAGTGATGATAAGTATAGTGGCACGGCTCAATCAAACTCAGTAGGTATAACAAGTGGATCACGCCCACAAGACTTTGGCACTATACAATACCAATTTACTGATCCTAGCGCACCTAATTATGTTACACCACGTCCTAACCCTTTCCCTGTAGGTCACCCAGCCAATCCAGCACCAGTAATACCTGTTGCAGGTGGCCCTACTACAAATCCAGATGGTTCAGTTACACTAGGTGGTCAATATACAGGCCCGACTGGTACACAAATGCCAAGTGGTTCACTACTATCAAAACAGATAGGCACTGACCCAACTGCGAGTGTAACCAAAGCAAACGTTGTAGCAGCAGATGGTGGACCAAACGCACTCATAGCAGATGGTACAGGACAAGCAGGTACAGCAGCACAAGCAGGTGTAGCAACAGCAGCAGGGGCTGCAACAGCAGAAGAAATTGCTGCTATGTCACCAGCGCAGTATCAAGCTTATCAATCACAACAAGCATTACAGACAGCCTTACAGAATTACTTAGCAGCACAAGGGCAGGTTGGTCCTGACTCTATTGTAGATCCTGCACAAATGGACCCTTTTACAGCAGCAGCATTACAGCTACAAGCTGCACAAATAGCAGAGCCACAAACAGTACAAGCTCCTAATGCTTTACAGGTAGCACAGGATCAGCTAGTCTCTGGCTCTACTGTAGATCAGGCACAGGTAGATGCTACTATAGCAAAGAACCAAGCTGCATCTGTAAAGACTGAACTAGACACTTTGATGCAGGACTTCCAAGGTGGTAACACACCCTCATGGGCTGCAGGAGCTATGCGTAATGCATCAGCAGCAATGGCTGCACGTGGACTGTCAGCTTCTAGTATGGCAGGTATGGCTATTGTACAGGCAGGTATGGAAGCAGCATTACCTATCGCACAAATAGATGCATCTAACAAACAAGAAGTAGCTTTGTTAAACGCTGAACAACGTGCAAGCTTTTTAGGTATGGAGTTTGACCAAGAGTTCCAAGCCAAGGTAAGAAACGCAGCACGTATATCAGAGATAGCTAACATAAACTTTACAGCAGAACAACAGATAGCATTAGAGAATGCTAGGATGGCACAGACTGTAGACTTAGCTAACCTAGATGCTAGGCAGGGTAAAGTTTTAGCTGATGCAGCTACACTGTCACAGATAGACTTATCTAACCTGAACAACAGGCAGCAAGCTAACGTACAGAATGCTAAGTCATTCCTACAAATGGATTTGGCTAACCTAAGTAATCAACAGCAGATGCAGGTTCTTAGAGCGCAGGAAACGGCTCAAGCAATACTTAGTGATGGTGCTGCAATAAATGCTTCAAGACAGTTCAATGCTTCATCCCAGAACCAGACAGATCAATTCTTTGCAGGACTAGGTTCGCAGGTACAGAGGTTTAACGCAGAGCAGATCAACGCTATCAACCGTTTCAATGCAGGTGAGACTAATGCAGTATCACAGTTCAACACTGCACAAACTAATGCACGTGACCAGTTCAATGCACAGAACCATCTTGTAGTTGCACAAGCTAACGCAGCATGGGCGCAAGCTATTACTACAGCAGCTAACGCAGCAGCTAACCAAGCAAACAGAGATGCAGCTTTAGTTGCAAACAATCTCACATCTACAATGTATAATAATGCTATACAACGTGAGCGTGATCTGTTAGCATGGGCATGGCAGTCTGGCGAAAGCGAGAGAGACAGAATAACAAAAATATTAGAGGCAGAGATAGATGCAAATGGTGAATCACAATCACTGCTTGAGACTTCTGCTGGTAATTTTGTTGGTGAGCTTGTCACAGGTGCAGCCTCTTATATCATCGGTAAGTATCTACCATTCCCTAAGTAAAGGTATAACAATGTACGATCCTAAGTTTACACAAAAACAAATGTATGACCAGTATGGTAGCTCTCGTGAGACTACTAAGAATGTTACTAAATCAACAAGAAGCAGTGGGTACAGTGGTAATAATCCTAATGAAGATGCTGCAGTAACAAGAGGCATAGGGGCAAAGCCTCCTAGCTTTGGTGGTGGACAGGACAACAATCCAAACAGGGATGAGTATGAAAACAAACCTACTGTAGCTAAAGTATATGAAAAGACTGTAGATCTATTCAAGTCCTTTGGAGCTAAAGAACCAGAAGCTTTGATAGTTGATGGCAAGAGAGTCTATCAAGGGCCACTGTTTAGTGGGTATGATCCTACTGTACGCATAGGACCGTTTGGTGGGGATGCTGGTAAGAAGCAGTATCGTTTTGGTATGCCCTTCCTTGGGGAAGTATCACCAAGCTACCCATCTCCTACGTTACCATCTGGTGATAACAACCCTGCTCTAAATATGTTTGGTGTAAGACGTGGCTTTACACGTGGAACAGATATGCCAGAGCTACCTACATCAACAGATGTGCCAGCCAACATGGACCCTATGACTAGGGTATTGTCACAAGCAATGCTTCCTACAGAAGTAAACTATACTATACAGGATGGCGATACTTTATCTGAGATAGCTAGAGATGCAGATACTACAGTTGAGGAATTAAAAGAGCTTAACAATATAGAAAACATAGATGAGATAGATGCAGGTGCTAATCTAAAAGTACCAGTTAAAGCAGGTAAACTTACAGATACACAGGCTGCTTTACGTAGAGGATTAGACAGACCCAAAGACAATCAAGGTGTTGAGACTGCTATGTCTATTGTGCCTAGTAGGGTTTTATCTGATGCACAGACGCAGCAAACTGGCGCTGGTACATATGAAACTGCAGATGATATGTCAGAGTTAGAAATACTAGCACGTACTATAGAAGCAGAAGCTGGTGGAGAATCTAAAAAAGGTAAGCTTGCTGTTGGTGCTGTGATAAAAAATAGAGCAGATCAAAATAGATTTGGTACTGATATAAGAAGTGTAATACTTAGACCCTACCAGTTTTCTCCTTGGAATACATATACAGATTCTGCAGGTGGTGAGCAAGGTAAAGATATGCTAGGAGGAAAAATGAAACCTAGTAAAGATGCATATGATGCCGCTAAGAAAATACTTTCTGGAGACTATGTAGATCCAACTTTCGGAGCTTCTCATTTTGTTAACCCCAGAATAAGTAAGCCTAATTGGTATAAGGGTTTTAAAGATAATGGAACTACTAAGATAGGAAAACATGAGTTTGGAGATGCAGATAATGTTTTATTTACTGGTAATGTACCTCCACCCATGACATCTTTAAAACCAAAACAAAGACCAAAAGGATTAGGTGCTAAATAAATGTTTGGACTACCACTAGAACTAATAACAATGCTTTTCTCTACTGTACTAGGTGGAGTTATGTCTTTAATAGGACAGAATGCTAAGAATAAAGCTGAACAACAAAAGGCTTTAATAGGTGCAGTCAACGAAGCCAGAGAGCATGGCAGTAAAGATATACACTTTGCATGGACACGTAGGATCATAGCTTTATCTGCAGTCTTTGCTATTATTGTCTTGCCAAAGATGGTAGCTGTATGGTATCCTGACGTAAGCGTTATCGTAGGTTACACAGAAGTACACGGCGGTTTATTTAACTGGCTATTTGGTGGTGACGGTACAGTACAATGGCAAGCTGCACGAGGTTTCGTTATCACACCACTAGACACGCATATAGTATCTGCTATAGTAGGCTTATACTTTGGTGCAGGATTTACTAAATAGGAAAACAAAATGAAGACATTAGCAATATTTGATCAACCAATTCCAGGCCAGTCTTTAACAGGTGAACCTAAGAATAACCCTTGGGAACAGCCAGCAGAGATGTCCAGTGTAGAAGATGTTACTATGTTTTATATAGAGAGCATGGCTAACCAAGAAGTAATAGATGATCTGGCTGCTGTGTGTCAGGCAGGGTTATCTCTCAAGCCTATAGTAAATACTATTGTAGGTGCAGGTACTATGAATGGTATCCACTCAGTTGATGTAGCTATGCTAGTCAAGCCTATTATACATGAGTTCCTAAAGCAAGCTATCACAAGTGTAGGCGTTGAGGTTTCAGATGATGGTAAAGATTATCAGAAGGAAGCAGAAGACAGAGAGCTACAACGTTTCCAAGCTATAGTAGGAGCATACCTAAAAGATAATCCTGATGATGGCACAGATCCAGGAAAAAGAATGTTAAGTGATTTGGTTGAAGAAGAGCCAGAGGAAGAAGACACACCAGAAGAGAAGCCAATGGGCTTGATGGCGAAAGGTTTATAAGATGGGATTTAATTGGAAAGCTTTTGGAGCAGCCTTTTTAGATAAGCAGACAGAGGGCATCAGGAAAAGAAGGACTGATGCTGAAGAGTATGAAGAGGAACAAGAAGATCTAGCTAAAGCAAATAGGAAAGCAATAGCTGAAAGAACTCTATTAGCAGATAATGTTGGGTCTATGGCACAGAAAGCTATAAACCTAGGCGCTACTAAAGAACAAGTTGTAGCTGCTATGGGTTCTGGTGCGCTGGGTATAAAAACTTTTTATGAGAAACTACTAGCTGCTGCAAATCAAAAAGGTATGCAGACACTAGGCCCATCTGATGTAGAAGCTATTATAGATATGCCTGAAGTGTTTGAGATAAACCCTGAATACATAGACATGAACCTCAATCAACTTGCTAAGATACAATATGGTGCTAAGACAGACCCAACTCTTGCAACAGAACAATCAGATGTCCAATCAAGTGACAGCCTACTTGCTTCCATGTTTGGTACAAACGCTATGAGCCAAGCAAAGCAAAGACTAGGAGACACAAATTATATAGGCAACATGTCTATAGCTGATGTGAATGAGCTTGCTGCACAAGCAGATTATGATTCTCTCTTTCCTAACTTGGGTGTTAACTTCTTTGACAAAGAGTTCTATGGACCACAGGCAGCTAGTGAGTTTCTAAAAACACTTACTGATATAGAGATGGATGCTGTTAGTGGAACGGCTGCTGAAGACTTTATTAAAGCTGCTGGTAATGCACACATGCAAAAGATGCGTGAAGGTAGTGAAACATATGATGAGGGATATGCTGCTAGAAACGAGGGCGTTACTCCTATGCAGAAAGAACAAGACGCTAGAGAGTACTTGATTCAAACTCAAGCTAGAAGTATTATACAAGGAACTATAGGAAATTTTGGTCAGACTGGACTGTTTGATCATCAACCATCTGTAGATCTAATTAGAAAGATTATGGGTGACCAGTTTGTAGAAGATGAACTAGCATTGTTAAATAGTTTTAATCGACCAGAAGAAAACAATACACAGTTAAATGATAGAGAGGAAAACCTTGGTAGTTTCGAAGCAATCAAAACTGGAATGGATGAAGCCGAAGCAAGAACACAAGCAGGAGTTATCGAACAAGAAGATACTCAAACGCCAACGCCCGATTCAGAAACTCAAGAAACAACGATACCTACAGAAGAAAGCACTGAAGAGTTTGTACCAAATCCTAGACCAGAAAGCCAAGGTACAATAAAAGATGCACTAGATGCTGGCGGTGTTAAGGCTTGGGATAGAAAGTACAAAGGTAAACTAGATCCTGTCACAGGTGAGAAGATTATGATAGACCCAAGACCTGCAGCAGGTGGACCTAAAGACAAAGAGGTAGAGGCTGTTAATCAATTTGGTATTAGGCAACCAGGAAAAACTAGGAAAGTGACAGCACAAGAAGAGTGGGATATACTCTACGGAGATACACACAACCCTGATGGATCACCTAATTTATAGAGAGATAATATGGCAAGCTACCAAGATAATAAGAGAAGTATGGATGAACTATTTAGTGGCACTTCTAGTGCGCCTAATAGGGAAGAAGACTTTTACATAGATAAGAATGTTACTCTAAAGAAGGATGATCTCAAGGTGGGTCAGAACCTAGCTAAGGTACGCAGGTACATGGCAGGACGTAAAGGTGTTGGCTATAAAAACAAAGATGTAGAAGAAACTGTAGATGACTTTGTACAACACATGCGGTACTTTAATTCCAACGCTGTTAGCACCACAGGTGAACTAAGGTTTATAAATAAAGCAGACGATAAGATGAAGAGAACTGCTAGGGATGCTTATCTGCTATATGAACAACTAGGTAATGTGTTCCAGAATGATGGAGCTATGGGTGCTGTTGATGGTGTAAAGGATTATATCTTTGCTGCAGCTAAAGACCCTACTAACTATGTAGGTCTTATCACTGGTGGTGTTGGTAGACTTCTTGCAGGTAGCTACACAGTAGCAGGTAAGAAGATTGTACTTGATGCAGTAAAGAGAGCAGGACTACAGGCTGCAAGAGATGGTGCTAATTCTACGCAGATTAGAAAAGCAGCAGAGAAAGCTGGGATGCAAGCAGCTAGAAGAGCAGCCAAAGCAGGACTATCTAAAGGTCAGTCTAAGAAAGCAGCAGAGAAAGTAACACAAGAGGTTACTAAAGAAGGACGCAGAAAGATAGCACTGGATGCCATGAAGGGCAAACAGGAAGCATTATTTGACAAAGCAAGAGGCACATCTTTAAAGGTAACCGTAGGAGCAGACGCAGGTTTTGCTATGCTACAGGATAGTCTAGCACAGAAGACATTGATGGAAGCTGGCGCTCAAGAACAGTACAGTAAAACACAAACAGCTTTCTCTTCTTTGTTGGGTGGTGTAGCAGGTGCAGCACAGTTAGGCTTCGGTAAGTTTCGTGGTTTGTCAGGACTTGAAGAACCTACAGATACACTAGGTGATATAGCTAAGACTGTTATAGAAAGTAACTCATCTATACTCTCCAGACAGGATAGTAAAAAAGTTACCAAACAAATGCTAGAAGACATTGAGGCATGGAACTCAAAGGTAGACAGAGGTTTAAAACTAGAGGCTTCTGTTATGCCATCAGATTTGTTTTCTAATATAATGCTAGGTGCAGATGGTAAGGGTGGACTAGCAAAGCTGATGAATGATAGAGGCTTGAAGATACACTCTAATAAACTAACAGCGGATGTAGTAACTAATGTGGTTAGGTTCTTACCTGAAGAAGACTTGGTAAATATAAACAAGGCTATGGGTAAGTATACAGAACTAACACTAGGAGAGTTAGCTGACACTAAAGGTATTAACCTAAGAGACTTACTATCAAAAGATTCTAGTGAAGCAGGTAAGATACTTAACGTTCTTTCACAAACAAAGCGTATTGTTAACTCAGGTATTGTAGCTGCTGGTGATAAGACTAAAAGAACTTTAGAGGATGATATAGCAGAGGCTACCCAAGAAGTAGACAAGATGAATAATTCACAGCCGTTAAAGTATGGACAGTCTGTGTGGAAACGTTTACTTGTTTCATCTCCTGCTACTACCATGATCAACGTGGCTGGCTTTGCTCAATACTATGTAGGTCAGAGTATGGCTGACTTGTTTAACTTTGGTATGCTAAGTATGAAAGCTCTTAGTCAATCTACATATGATACTACTGCTGCTAGAGAAACAATGCGACAAGCACGTGCGTATACACAGATACAATCACAAAAGTTTAGAAACTTACTAGACCCATACACTACACACGATTCATACATGAGGTTCTTAAAAGAATCTAACAACGAAACAACACGTAAGAAGTTATTTGAAACTATGTCAGGTGGTGTAGAAGTTCAGGGTGAACGATTTGGCATGGACCCTAATAGCAAACTATTTAGAAACATAGAAGCTGGTTCTAACGCAGCAAGTAATATATCTGGTGTACGTATACAGGATAGCTTTACTAAGTCTCAGATGTTTATGACTGAGATGGACAAGTATATGCGTATAAATAAAGGTATAAGTTTTAGGGATGCTATGGTAAAGGGTGAAGAGCCTGACCTAGACGCTATCCAAGGTGCGCTAGATGCTACGCTCAAGTCTGTATTCTCTAAAGACTACACAACTACAGAGCAGCCAGAGCTACTACGAACTGCTGCTAAGATGGCTGAAACTTTTTCTAACACTCCAGGTTTTGGTACACTCCTACCGTTTGGTAGGTTCTTCAACAACGTCATAGCCACGTCATACCAGTGGTCACTGCTGGCTGCACCAGAACACTTCTACAAGTTCACTAGGAATATTGCTAATGGCATAAGAGGTAAAGGACAAAAGAACCTTGACATAACAGAGAGAGAAGCCTTTGCGCGTTTCGTTGTGGGTAATACAGCGTTGGGTCTGTCTATGCAGTATGACAACGAAAGAAGAGAAAAGAATTTAGGTGTATATGAAGTAGATGTAGGTGGTGGTACTATTGTAGATGCCAAGAACACCTACCCCTTCTCTCTATGGCTTGCAGCAGGTAGGGTACTAAACACTATGAGAAATGGTGAGCAGGTATCAGCAGACTTACAAAGAGAGATAGGTACACAGTTAGCTGTTGGTCAGCTTGCACGTGACACACAGTTTGCTAACGACATAAACAATATGTTAGATGTGTTAACTAATGTAGACATAGACAAGAGAGCAGCATCTATAGATGGCATGTATAAGGTTACTGGTAACTTTGTAGCAGGTTTTACTAGACCACTAGATGTACTAAACAAAGCTGTAGGTTTTGCCACAGGCACAGACACAGCTAAAGATGTACGTCAAGCTGAAGGTATCAATACATTCTCACAAACTTCTACCAAATATGTTGACAATATAATAGAAGCATTTATTGATAAGACAGATAGTATAACAGGAGAAGAGTTATCTGTAGCTACCAGATCAGGAGAGATATATGATGCTAATCCTTTTGCAAGACTGTTTGGATTAACAGTAAAGCCTAGCAAGACAGCTACAGAAACGGTATACTCTATGGCTGACATGGCTTCTTGGAAAGCTAGTGAGAGGACAAACATACCTGCCTATGATAAAATCTTCAATGGTATGTTAGCACCTATGCTTGAAGTTTACACTCAGGAGTTGCTAAACAATCCTAAGTTTCAAGACGCAAGCATAAAACAAAAGCGTGGTATGCTCAAGAAAAGAATGTCTGATGTTAAAGCCAGAGTTCGTGAGAGCATGGATAGAGGCTACGCAGGATACGAAGGTAGTATTCTAAACAAAGCAGCCTCTCTAACTAGAAGCTATAGTAAAGAGACTAGAAGAGAAGCTATGAAAATGTTAAAGAAAGACTACGGTATAACTGGACAGCTAGAAGATCTTAGCTTCAGAGAGCTTGAGTTGTTTATGCGTTACGCACAGTTTATCAAAGATGCAGAGGACGAGGTAGGCAAGCTATGATCTATAGCTATGCCCTGCCCACATCTTACACTCAAGGAGTTTATCTCTAGCTTTCTTGCGCTGGTCATTGTCCTCAAGATTATCCAATAAAAACTTATCTACATCCCTTATGGCAGCATTCAAGTCTTTCTTGAACTGATTACGCTTGGCCTCCATGTAATTTGTAGCTTCACGTTCTAGTTTCATTAAGCTACCTTTTCTAAATTTACTGATAGTGTATTTAATATTTCTACAGCTTTATTTATGGCTTCTGTATCTTTAAACTTAAACCATTCTTCTTTCCTGTCAATACAACCTTCCATAGATTCTATCTTATTATGTGCTAATTTTTCTGACTTAGCTCTGTTAGAAACTTTTATGCTATGAAATTCATAGTAGTCACGCAAAGGTGTGTATGTTTGATAGTTACCAAGACGTTGTTCTTTGTCTTCAGCTTTACCAATCTTTAGCCAACCTTTAGAAAACCAGTAAGGATTAGTAAAGGCATAGACATAACCTTCAGCAGATTTTTTAACAGTTGGTAAGCTACTAAGCAAGTCATCACTTGTTTTATATTTTCCAGGTTTGTATAGTGGATGTGTTCTTGATATGTATTTACCATTTACATACATCCTATCAGGATTACCTCTAATACCAGCTTTACTACTTACTTCCTTATATCTAATATTATAACAAGTCTTACAGCATTTCCAAGCTCCTGCTTTTCCTTTGTGCCTAGCCCATTTACTCCAGTTCTTTTCTGTTAGTTCTACATTACAAAATTTGCAACAATCCATACTATACTTCCTTTGGTACTTGGCTACACCATACCCAATAGTCTGCTTCCCACATAGACTCAGGTCTAGTAGCCTCTAAATATTTGCTACGTGCAGACACAGCCGCATTACATTTTTCTCTACTTTCGTATAAGATGTTGTCGCTCATAATCATTGGCTCTCCATTAAATATAAAGAGTGCTACTAATACCCAAGCCATGTGCTATTCCTTTGCTTCGTAATACTGATCAACCTTATCGTTGACCCAAGGTTCAAGGTACTTCTCTGTTACACTGAATGTCGCAAAGAAAACTATTATTGCTGTTGCTACTACTTCCATACTTTATTCCTTATGTTATATCGACTATTTTTGGTAATATATGTTCCACTCTTTTTCAGTTTCATGTATATTTAGTAATACATGTTGAGACTTTTCTATACTTATTTTAAACCATTCATACCTTCTTTCTTCTGCTATTTTTTCTAGTTCTTCATGTGCCTTTACTTCTGCTTTATGTCTATTTTGTATCTCTATGTAAGCAGCTATTATATAATCCCTAAAAGGACTACTTGTTTGAAAGTTATCCAACCTAGAAAAAATATTTTTGGCGCATCCTATCTTGACCCATTCAGGCCAAGCAGGATTATTTATTATATAAACAAAACCATGTTCCCTATATGTTTTACCACTTTGAGTTTTCTCCATTCTCTGCTGATATTTATATCCGCTTGTATCCCAAGGGTGTGACCCATCATGGTGCTTAGTGTATTCTGAAGGGTCTAGATCCTTTACCATCTTATAAAACATTGGCTTGTTTGACACGTATAACTCCTATGTTATATCTACTACTTCACACACGTCACCAGAGCAAGCAAAAGTTTGACTCGACTTCGTGTTATCTTCTTGTTCATACTCTGAAAGCTTAGTCCAGTCAATCTTTTTCGGCATGGTCTTGAGTAATTCTTTGTACTCTTCCTTGCTGCAATCTTGATAAGGAGCTTGCTGATAGGTATGGTCTGAGTGTGGTAGGAAAGATACACCCGACATTTCGTCAAAGTGTTTGTAGACAAAGGCTCCTACCTCAAGCCATTCATCATCACGCACTGATATCGTTACACTAGGTTTATGCTCACACCAATGTCTTTGATATGTAAGCCAAGTCTCTAGCTGTTCAATAGCAGTCATGTCGTTGCGTGTCGTTGCTCTCTCTGGTGCTTGTACAGGGAAGCTGAACACAGTTGTAGTGTCACCCTTGAATACACATGGCTCATTAGGTACACCATTGTCAATCATAAACTGTGTAAGGGGATCTTTATTATCACCTCGTACAGTACGGATGTAATATGGAGAATGACGAGCATGTATACCACTGGCACTGTCCACCAACTGCGAGACAGTACCCGAAGGTTTGACGCAGGTAATAGCAGCAGACTGAGGTATGCCAAGCAGAGAAGCATATTCATCGTTAATGCCCACAGCGACAGTTCGTAAGTCATCTAATAGTTTCTCCAAGTTAGAGTTGACTGAGGTCATCAATGGGTT